TATGATATTATATGAGTTTCTTTTGTTCTCTGCATCCACCCATAACTTGTAGAAAAGGTTCATACCGTTAGGTGTGGATACAATAATAACCTTTGTGGATTTACCAGATGAGATTGTGGGATAAACAGAACTGAAGAAGTCCTCTGCCACGTTAGTTGGAACGAATGCAAATTCGTCCAAGAATATCATGTTGTAAGAACCACCACGAACAGCAGATGAAGATGTTGAGGATGCAACCACCCTACTACCATTCTCTAAGTCTACCGAACCCTTGTTCCAAGACACTACTCCCTGTTGTAACCACTTAGGAAGATTCTCATATGCGAGTTGGAGTCTACCAAGAATATCTCGTGCAGTCGCAGCCTTGTTGGCAAGGATTGCAACATTCATGTTGGGGTTGAATAGAACGTAGTGAAGAATGTAAGATACCATAGTCGTGGACTTACCAGACTGTCGTGGCATCTTACATATAGTGAATCTGTCGTTATGAATTGTGTCTACGATATCTTCTTGGAAGTCATACATCTTGAACGGCACAAGTCCTTCATCAAGAGACACAATCTTGATGTAGTTTTTGATAAAGTATATGGGATTTTCCATACACTTCTGATATTCAAGGATTTGTTTTTTTGTCCACTCTACAGGAACATTAGATTTCTTTAGTAGAGGATTTCCAAGGTAATGATCATAATTCTGCATAACATAATATTCTAATAATTATACCGCCTCAGTATACTTGAAAGGATCGGCTGCAAACGCCATGTAAATATACACATCTGCTTCATTCATACCACCACTTCCACTATTAGTAACCTTAAATCCATTTGCCAGCCAGTTAATAGCAGTGGTTGTTGCAGCACTTCCTACACCATCACCAGTTACTGCGTTGGAATTCAATATATATTTGTTTGTGTTATTTACTGGGTCTCTTGCATTATCCATTACAAACCAAGAACTACCATTACCAGTACCGCCACCCACTTTTGTAATCATCAACCATCCAGGCTTGAAGCCCGTTTGAACCATAGGCCCATCAGCGGAGTTGTTGCCAACATAATAACCGATATCACTATATCCAGGCACACTGTGCCATGCATATCCTACCATATCTTTAGCGGACTGTGCGATATATGAACTTAATGGTATTGTCGTATTAGTATTTAAATTGTCTTGATAACCGCCTTGAAAGTAAGTGCTACCAGCATTGTTTTGACCATATGCCAAATTCCAGTATACAATATATCCTGTTGAAAGGTTCTTATGAAAACCTTCCCAATTTCGTGCTTCACTTAAACTTTTAGTCATAAAAAATTCTACTTTTTTGTTCAAACCATGAGCAATCGAACAGTCTGCACCAGCTCCTGTCCAGCGTATTATACTAAATCCTGCTGCTGTATTTGCACTCAACTCTTTTGCTGCCAGAGTTCCAGCAAGTGCATCTGTCTTATTTGCACCGTCAATCTTTACTGAACCGGCAGTTGGTACTGCACCAGCGGCAGCAACATTTGTTGCAGTAGGAGCTCCACCAGCCTTCCAACACCATGCAACGTGTCCTCTGGTATCTTTATTAACACCATCCACACCAGTTATAGTAAATCCGTCACTATCAAAACTTGTAAATGCACTATAATCCTGAGCTGCGGCATTAGTATTAGTTATAAGTCCAGCAACTGATCCAGTTGGGCCTCTAAGAGAATCGTAAAGTTGATAGTTATAAGTACCAACTCTATCTTTAATCCAAACTAAATCTGGCTGGAAGCCAAGACCAGTAAAACTTCTTGCAGTAGCGTTGCCTGTGTATGTAATACACTTCATGTTATTATCTGGACGAACATCCTTACGAACATCAATATCTGTATCGTCTGCAACATTTTTAGAACAGCACGCTAAGTAACCAGAAGGAGGCGGATATTTGAATAAACCTATTCCATTACCATCTGTTTCTGTTCCAGCAGTTATGGCGCCATGAAAACTTGGATTTTGTCCAAAGTTAACTGTCATCACAGTGCCAGCAGTTGAAGTTCCAAAGTAAGGAAGAAGTACTATTTTTCCAGTGGAGGCATACAATCCACCACTAGCAGTGCCGGGATGACTAAGATCAAATGCACTAGTTCCTGCTGCTACATTAGAAATTGTTTCAGTTGAGGCGCTTGCGGCATTAGCAGTATACCATTGTCCATTTACTGACCATTGTATTCTATCATTATCTGCATCATAGGCAACACCAATAACATCATTTGCATTCCAAGACGCTGTGCCGTTTATTGATTTGTCTGCGTTATCAGAATATATATTACCAATCCTGTTTACGGCTGTACCTCCGAGTGAATAACCAGTTCTTGCTTCACCAACCCTTTGTACCCCAATATAGGGAGCAGTATTGGTAGGACAGATTACTTCCCAATACCACTTGCCTGAAGGCAATCCCATTGTTGATGTTACAGTTGAATTGACGTTTGGGTTTGAGACCTTCAAATTTTGGAGAGTTGCACCGTTTCTTCTATCGTAATAATTAAGAGTTGCAAAATTTACTGTAGGGCTATCAATAATTGAATTACGAGGGTTTAAATTAGTTCCTGTAAAATCATTTGTGTTACCGCTTGTGTCATCTCCTAAATTACTACTATCTGCAAAAGTTAATTTGAATCCATTAGTGCCATATGTTCCAGAAAAGGTTTTAGGCACCCAAACATCATTAACACTTTCTCCAAACGAGGTAGGTGTCAATGCCTGACCGTCAATAAAATGGACATCTGAAATAGAGCCATCAAATTTTTGTGAAGCATTACCTCTTTCCCCTATAATATGAGATTGCGCCTTGTTTACATGAGTATCGTGGTTTTGACTTGGATGAGTTTGAGAAGCCCAGGCAGTTATTTGTTCGCCATTAAGATATGCCTTTACTCTGTTTGTGTTTGTTGCTTGGGTTGTATCAACTGCAACTACAAGATGTTGCCACGCCGTTCCATCCTTAAAAATTTGGGTTGAGTTGTAGAGCAAAGGATAGTTTCCAGTAACCCTATCTATAACTTGAAGTGTATTTGAACCTGTAATTTGAATATTAAAATAATCATCTGCATCTTGGTAAGAAGAAAAAGGAACAGCGCCACCTTCATTGTCTCGTTTTATCCAACCACTCCAAGTCCACGTTTTTCTGTTGCTAGCACTTGATGGTGTTCTACTTAATTTAGTACTCAGGGCTGCTGTCATCAACAAACTATTACTAATTTGAGTTGCATATATAGGGCGAAGAACGATAAGATTAAATGCACGAGCATTTGTTTGGTTTTCATCATCAGTTGCAGTAACAGTAAAGTTAAAGGTTGTATTAGAAGTTACATTTGTATTTGGTGTTCCAGTTAGTTGTCCATTTGCAGAACCTAAAGAAACACCAGTAGGTAATGCACCAGAAGTTATAGAAAAAGCAACTGTTCCACCATCTGGTTCTGCGGCAACAATAGTAATTGTTGGCATTACGTCATCTTCTATGATAGTACCAACATTACCAGCGGCCGTTGAAAACGCCGGTGTTCCATTGTATGAAATTCCATTGACCAAATTTGCTGAAAGTCCATTTGAATTTGTGAATACTACATTATAATCACCAGCAGTTTTTGCTGGAACTACAAATGTAACTGTTGATGCTGATACTATTGAAACAGAGGTTGCGGCAGTTCCACCAATTGTAACTGTTCCACCTGCCTGAAAATTTGATCCTGTAATTGTGACTGTTTCTCCACCTGCTGGATCAGCTGCAGTTTTAGAACCAGAATACGCTAAAGTTGTAATTGCTGGGGGAGAGTCGATAGCCTGCCATGCACCACCGGCATATTGTTCTAGTCTTGCAAATTGTGTATTATATCTTAAATGTCCGTTTTCTGGAGATGAAGGACGTTGTGCAGTTGTACCTACTGGAACATGAACATATTGTACGCCCGGCAGTGTCAAACCACCGGCTGTATCATCCAGTTTCGCTGTAGTAATTGCATCAGCACCAATTGCAGTTTGTTTGATTCGTGTTAATGGCATCTTAATTTTTTCCTTTTAACATCTTTTGCAGTTCGGCAGTACTTCCTACAAACAATGCATTTGTTACATTTTGTGGTGCAGAGTTAGGAACTTCTTTTAGTTTCTTCATTTTAGTCTGCAAGTCTCCAAGTTTTTCTGTTACTTCTGCAACCTGTTTTATCAAATTTCCGGCCACCTCATAACTACGAGGATGTTCTGATTCTCTTGCAAGGTCTAGGATACCATCAATTGCATCCTGTCCTCTTTCTATCAGATTGTAAAAGTTTTCTCTCTGATATTTATAATCATTATCTATATCTGCTTCAGTTCCAGTTGTTGTCGGAACAAGAACTGGTTTGGATGGTGTTACTTCTCTAGTCGTTGTTTCTACAACATCTGTAATACCAAGAACATTATCTAGAATATCAGTCTGGTTTGACATATCAACTCTCAATTAAAACCCAACCTTTTGTATTGTCGGCTTGATACACATTCTCATCCCATATATATCTTTTATTTACAGATTCATCATCTGGTTTGGAGATTGGTGCTTGCCACATCCATATATCTTTATTGAGAGTCCATGATGGCCATGGTTGTGGTGGATAAAATGCATCTAATTCATTATCCCAAACATATCCTACACCAGCATACGCACCATTTGTACCATCTTGAAATGTTTCTATCCATCTGCCTGGCGTGTCATCGACAAAATCTTTTTCTATCCATTCTTTTTCTGCAACAATAACATTTGTAACTTTATTATCAACAATTTTTGCAAAATATGCCATTATGTATTCTCCTTAAAATGTCGTTAAGTCATATCTAACTATGACAATTCCAGAACCCCCAGCGCCACCAGCAAGGCCTTGGTTTCCTATACCGCCTCCGCCTCCGCCGAGTTCATCAGTACCAGCAATTGCTGGTGGTGAATTGCCTGTTCGGCCAGCAGCACCACCGCCAGTACCACCATTACCA